TAATATTACATTGCATATTAGGGTATTGATCGCACATTTCTTTTGCGAATTTTTCACCATCTTTATAAGCTTGCTTTTGAGTGATTTTTACTTCACTTTCTTTTGCAAATTCTATTCCTTCTTGAAAGGCTTTTTGCTGTTTTATTTTTTGTTCTTGCTCTATTTTTATACTATGTGTTTGATGAATATTAGACTGTTCATTTGCGAATACAGGGCTTGAAAACACTACCATCAACAAAAATAAATTCCTCATAAATCAATACCTTACAATGTAGCCTATATTTTAATGTTGTGTTAACACAACATTATTTCCTATCGGAAATTACTTATTAATTTAAACTAATAATAATTTCACCTGAAGATGATATTTCAGCAGATTCAATTGTTTGATCTAAAATTCGATGTACTAATTCACTATCTTTTATTGGTTCTAATCCACGATTAATTAATACTTTGTTTAGTTCAATAGCTTTACGTCTTAGTCTTTCTTGTTCTGTATCATTTAAACGTACGGTAACTGCCATTTTCTCCACTCCAAGCCCTTCGGCTCATATCGCATCTCCAATTAAGTATACAAGTTATTTTTATGCATATACTTTATATACATGTATACATGAATGCAAAAACAATATAAATTAGTTGTTGTAACTATTATACATGTATACATTTAAGAAATAGTAAGATAATATGCACTTGTGATAGTTATGCATGTATGCATTTATTGTAGGGCGAGACTTATGGCTTCATCAATTTCTAAAGAACAGGCTTTCGAAGTCGTTTCAAAAATAATCTTTGATAGAGCATGTCAGTTAATCATGGGTGGCAATCCTGCTTTTGAATCTGAAAAAGTTCTTTTCCACATTGAGATGTGCATGATTGAGTGGGGCTATAAATCGGCTGTCGTTGCTGAGTATTGCGAATCCCTTAAACATGAAAACGATTTAATGCGTGAAATGGGGATTTATTAATGATCAATAAACAGTCAATACCCACGATAGAGTGGGGGGGAATAGAAAATCTAAGCACCCCCTCTAATAAGATGGGGGTAACAAATTTCGACTCTCGCATGGACACTGTAGATTGGGACTTGATCACACCGTTTGCCAGAGAGTTTCCTACGCCATACATGCATATGGTTTCGACAAGTTCAGGTATTAAGCCAGTTCAATGTCGTTTACCTGCTGATAATGAAATTGCTGTAATTGATTGGGTCAATTTTACCTGCGGCATTGAGGGTATTTCAGAAAATCTACTTGATGAAGATGAATACATACTTGATGAACATCGTTGGTCAAGAGCTGTCGAATTATTTAATGAGAATTTAGAACATATCTTTGGCTTCACAACCACAAGCAAAAACAATTCTGGTCGAAACTTCTATAAAGAATCTTATGTGTTGGGCGAAGATATGGGACTGCTATGTATCGGTGGTCAGAGAAATACAATTTTAATCATGATCAACGGTAAAGGCTGCACCTTTGCAAAGGAAGGCTGGGAAAAACGTCTTTATACATTCTTAACAAATTATGCAGCACGTCCAAAATTAACCCGTATTGACTTAGCTCATGATGACTTTGAAGGCAAAAATATCAATGTCGATTGGGGAAACATGCAAGATGGTTTAGGGGGCTTTCAACTTGGCAACCGTGCACCAAATATCGAACATAAAGGTAATTGGAAACGTCCAAGTGGTCGAGGTCGCACCCTTAATATTGGTAGTCGTGAATCAGGAAAATATCTACGTTTATATGAAAAAGGCAGGGCTGAGGGTGATCCAGATGACAATTGGCAACGTGCTGAAGTTGAGTTCAAATCTGTAGATCGTATCTTACCCTTTGATATGTTACTTGCGCCAAGTGAGTACTTTATTGCTGCCTATCCATGCTTCTTATTTCTAGCCGAAGATAAGCAACCTGCACGTATCGAAACAATAGTAAAAACAGCAAAAATTAATGCAAAAACTGCAATTGAAAACTTAAAACACCAGTACGGCAAGTACATCAACGTCTTCAAGCAAGTATTTGAACCTGAAGAATTAATTAACCTTATCTCATGCTCTGATCCGCTTGCTTACCCCAAGCGTTTAGATCATGTCCTTCTTACTGCTCGGAGAATGTAGCAATCATGCAATTTAAAAATAAAGTAAAAATCTTGGGTGCTAAATCTGTAGATTTCAAAACTGATGATGGTCGTCATTATGATCATGTTGCACTTTATTGTGAAGTTCCTTTAGACCAATCACAAGGCAATGCAGTTGGGAATGCCTGTGAGGTTTTTAATTGGCAAGATCGAACAAATTTAACCGCATTGAAACAGCATAAATTTCCGCTGGAAGCTGAAATTACCTTTGAAATGGTCACTTCAGGAAAAAGTATGAAATACGTTGTTAAACAAGTTGAATTGCCTGTTGTAACTAAATCACCGCATTAAATAGAACTATTTAATGAATTATCGAAAAAATCCTAGCTATCAATCAGTTACCTATGACAGAAAAATAGGGCAGTTACGCAAAGAGGATTACTTAAAGATCAAGCAAGTTCTTGATCTTCATTTAAAAGATATTCAAAGCAGTAGCACAGCTACTAATGATGAAATTAATGGTCTAAAAACATTGGTTTGGAAAGTAAATCATCAAGCTGAGAGATTATAGGAGTTTAAGAAATGCACGTTTGCAAGGCTTTATCACAACCAAATGAATCGGGCCTGCAAACATGCTTGGACTGGCAAGAACAAAAACCATTCTTGCCTGATTTAACGGTACAGCAAGCCAATGAGTTATTAATTCCAATCTTGGCTTGCTTTTCCGTTGTATTCATCATCAAGCAAGTGATCCGCTTGCTCAAATAATGAGGTTTATATGAAAACTCAAGTTCAACAAAAAAACAAGGCTCTACCTGTTGCTTTAGGTGCAGCATTAATGGTTGCTACTGGTTCAGCATTTGCTGACGGTGATCTAGCAACTGGTGCAACATCTGCTATCAGTGGAGGGACTGCAACACTTCAAACTGTTGGCATCGCCATTATTGGGGTTGTTGCGGCTATTTGGGTTATCAAACGTGTAATTGCTTTGATTCGTTAATCAATTAAACCCCATTACATAAGGTGATGGGGTTCTAATCTAATGAGGTAATAGGGTGGAAGTGTGGATTTATTTTATCGTTATGTTTATATGTTTCGCTGCATTGTTATTGGATTAGTTTTATCACTTTCTATAATTTCTTCGTTTGCTTTTGCTAATTCACCATCATATTCAATGAGTTATTCAAATCCTCAAAAAATTAATAATTATCTTTTAAAAACATCATATACATTTCAAAATAAAGTTTCGGGTGCAACAACCATTATTGCGAAGCAGCTTGCAAAACCACAAGTAGCAAGATTACTTACATTTGTAATTTCAAGGCGATTTGCTGCATTTGCAGCTTTAGGAACAATTGCAGTTGAAGCAGGAATTTCAACTATTGATCATGATGGTCAAACTTTACTTGTTCAAAAATTACCAGATCAAAATACGATTAATTCACTAAAGATCGGTGACAATGATTATATACCGTTATCGAATGGCGTTTTAAGTACAAGTTATTGTATGGCTGGCTTAGCTCAGCTTAATTATTTGTATCCTGCAATGCGATTTATAGCCGCAAATCAAACTAACTGGTGTGAATTAGTTACAAAATCTCCAACACATAAAGAACTGCACTTAATTGTTTCAGGAGCTGATAATCCTGTTGGAACAAAGACAATGGTTGTTCAGCCTCAAGGTATATCACGTTCCGCGTTCACTCAGCCCATTAAAGATCATGTGGTTGTAAAGCCAGAAGTAGTATCGGATATTATCTTTGAGAAGGCTAAACCTGAAGATTTGGCACCCTTATTTGATTACAATGAGTTATACCAGTCTCCAGCAGCAATTGAAGCAATTAATGAATATAACAGCAGAGGAGAATCTTTCCCTTTATCTTATCCAGATATTACTTCTCCTTCTTTAGATAAACCTGTTACATCAACGCCTAATGATTCATCTATTGGATTTCCAGCATTCTGTAATTGGGCAACACCTATATGTTCATTTTTAGATTGGTTTAAAGATGATTCTGCAATTCCTGAACCTGAAAAACATCAAGTTCATGACTTTGATAAAAATAAGTTACCAACTTCACCTGAATTTAACTTTAAAGCGAATTGTCCAGCACCCGAAATATTTAATTTAAATTTAGGAATGGCATCCGCTCAAATATCATTTCCATATG